CCAGTCCGGTAATGGTGTGCGTGTCGGTAACCTCGCTACCAAAGGAAACCCCTCCTGCATATGAACCCCTTCCGGGGGAAAACCAACCCATATCATAATTTACCTATATATTTGTAAAATTGTCTATAACTATAAATAGTATAACTTGAGTTCTATTGAGAGAAGATACTTAAATATTTTGAAAATAATTTGTAAGACGCGGGAATTAAGAAACTGCTTCACTAAAAGGATCAGCAATATTGCTGCCGGCGGGTACCACGAGGTGTCCTCTGACCGCCCACTGATTAGTGGCTATATCAACAAACTCAACCCAATCACCCAAAGCGCCGCCCGTGGTTGTCCCATTAAGTGTTATAGTGTCATCGGCACCAGTGGCTGCGTATCCAGCTTGAGCCGTTCCGTCTACATCAAGAATAGTAACTGAACCATCAATTGTGTCCGTCGCGTCGGCTACTTTAATTACGTAATTTGAAGTATTGACCACGGAGACAACAAACCTGTACAAATCGCCTGTTCCTGTTGCGGCTGGTAACGTAATTGCGCACTCTGCATCACCGCCGACTTCACCCAACAGACATGTTTTGCCCACACCTGAATGATCAGACGACGTAACAGCGCCAGTTGCTGTTAGAGTAACCACGCCCGTTTTTGTTGCTGGACTAAACCTACCCATTTATAAATCCTCCGTTACTCTGTAATTCCAGAACCCGTCAAGTCATACATAGACCCGGATGGAATATGCGTCAATTCAGCAAAAACAGTAAATTGCGCCAGTCCACCGTCTGCGTAAATAAAAATTTGTTTGCACTTGACGTTCATGGTCATTGAATCTCTAGTTTCCGTAAGCTTGATATAGTGTTTGCCAAGATGCGTATTGCCGCGATCTTTGTCCGTAAATGAAATTCGAATATCGGTGGTTGAATCGTTAATAACCGTTACAGATCTCGCGACTGATGGGAAATCAATTTGAGCCTGCGCTCCATTGAGCAACGCCGTAGAGCCTGTTACAAACGGTTTGCCTGAAACCTGATATGAACCCACATGTCCAATTCCTGCTAACTGTCTTGCATATCTATTTTGTACACTATATTTTGACATAATACACCTCTTTAGTCATTCATGCTTAATTGCTCTTCTTTGACCCTCTGTAAGTCTTGAGCAACGCGCTTTCTACGTATGTTTTTCTTTCTTTTAACTTCAGAAGGTTTCTTATAATATGCTTTTTCTCGAAGCTGTTCCATAATGCCTTCTTTCTTTACCTTTTTTGAAAAGCGCCTTAACATCCTTTCAATCGTCTCATTGTCTTTTCTTTTTACCGTAACATTAGCTTTTTTTGCCATTATTTCACCTTATGAGTTCACAATTTGTTTCCAGACACGAGCGTTGCCCATCAAGGAAGAGATATCAATTCCCGGATCATTGGGGGCCACGCCTGCGAGCGGAGATGTCGGACCTTCAGATGCTCCGGGGCGCCCTGCGTTTTTAAGTGGTGCCGTTCCTTCAAAAAGGTTGACTCCATTATAAGCTTGATTGCCAATAGCGTCCAGCATTTTACGCTTTGTCTCATTAAGCTTTTGTCTTTCCTTCTGAATTGTTTCTTTGTTGTCTCGAATTGGGGCCGCAGGAGCTTTGGCTTCAACGATTTGAGATTGGGGCATAATCCCCATCATGACTTCAGAAATAACTTTAGACAAAACGCCGTCTTCAAAGAGAGCTTCTTGAATGCACTCTTTTACAATAGGTTTAATGAGTTTTTTAAGTTCTGATCTTTTCATTTAATTTTCCAATATGTCGTTCAACAAGCGATTAATTTTATCTGATTTATTAAAAATATTTGATTCGTGGTTTTGGGCCTCTTTCATCATAAACGCGCCAGGGGTCGATGGTTCGGATACGAAATCAAAGCAAATAAGCTGAAAGTCGTCATTGACTTCGGAAACATCACCACTCTCGGTTACTGTTCCAAGGCCACGAGACGAAATCCCCAACTTAACACCAGATTCTACCAAACCTTTAAGAATATTGCCAGAAGGGGTGTTCAAAACCTCAACTTTTCCCATAACATCAGCACCATCCCACCAGACGTCTGTAACCAAGTGAGAAGCATTTCTCAAATTGATAACGGAATCTTCAGGATGATCTAATTCTCCTAATGCTCGACGCTCTTGAACTAGTTTGCTATAAGTATTCATCTCTCGTCTGAGAATTGTTTCACTATACATTCTGCCATTGCCGTTTTTTACGCCAGCAGTTTGGAACCTACCAGATAAAATAAGGCCACCGTTTGCGACGAAAGCTTTTTCAGCCTCAGTGAGGAGATCTTGGCAAACGCCACCCTCGCAAAGTTCATAATATTCTCTTAAAAGCATCTTTTTAGACATAATATTTGCATCCTCAAAAATAAAAAACGGGCGCAACCCGTTCGAGCTAAGAACCCTTACAACAACGTCGAACTGGCTGTAACATCCACTTACTCATTGTTTCTACCTCCATCAATCTTAATACCACAATCACCAAAAATCATATTAAACACATATGATGTAGCAGAACTTAGCCACCCTAAAATAAATAAATTAGCTAAGTTATACTCAAACGTAAATAGTTCTGTAAAACCATTTATTCCAAACAAAAATGCCCCTACCCAAAAGCCTATGCACATTGGACAATGAAAAAAGCCATTTAAGATTTTTTCGCTAGGGCGGATCCTATCAAAAATCTTTCCATAAACAATAATTTGAGTTAATCCGTAAGCAGAAAGAATGAAATATATTAAATCCATTTACCACCTGTACATGCCACCCAAGCCATAATAATAGCCAGGATATGCGGGCCTTAAAGTGCCTTTTACATCTTCATGCGGTACCTCGCCCAACTCTGTTGAGTCAACCCTGTCTGGAGCGAGGAGCCGGTCATCTTCCATCTCATCATAATCTTGTATTGCTGTCATAAATGGTTTTTCTTTTTCAATGAACTTGGCTATTGAATATAAAACATTATAAAGAACATTGCCATAATCGCTCGTTTCGGGTATTTTTGCCTCTATCGAACCATAAATATTCCCTGCCCTTACTGTGTGGGGCAGCACAACTCCTTTTCTCACTAAAAATTTAAATAATCTATCTTGCGTACTGTAGGCAAGGTCGCTATCATCTTGTTTGACAAAAGTCATAACTTTATTTTCTTTTGGCATTGCCACAATGTCAATATCATCATGATCAAAAATCATTATATTCCCATCAAGCGTTTTTCTAGCTTTTAAATTAAGCTTTGCCTGAATTGGATGAGCATCCTTTTTAGTGATGGTGATTGTAATGGCCATTAATTTTGTAATTCCCTGGCTAAACTCTGAATTTTTAAGATTTTCGCAAGCATGCTTTTATCAACTTGCCCTACTTTAAAATCTTCAACCAAATCTAAAACTTCTTTTATGTTTTCGCGAGCATGCGAATTCTCCGCTTTGTTTTTAGAATTTGTGATTATTTTTTTCAGCCTTTCTATCTCTTCATTCAAAAATATCTTAAACTCAACGCCCTGACCTTGGAAAGAAGATGCGTATTTGTTTAACAAATTCTTTTGCTCTTCTTGAAGCTGCTTGTACGAAGAATTAAAATTTTTCACAAAACTCTTATAAACTATATTATCGACTGGTACCATTTCCTTTTTATTGGACTCATCCTTGTGGGGCACGACCATTTCCTTGATCATGTCCTGTTCCAGTAAAACTTTTTGTTTAACAGAGAGTTCCTCGTTATTAAAAATTTGAAATAAAGTTCCTAAATTTTTATAATTTGGAACAAAATTGGAAAAGACCTTTTTCGAAAGTGTTTTATTTATTTTTGAAATGACAACACTTTGCTCTTTAAAAATCTGCTTCTTGTCTAAAAAATGATGCACCCTTTTGGATTCAAAAAGTAATTTTTCAGCAGTGTATATACTCATGTGGCTTGTTTCAAGCAAATTCCTGTATAGCTCAAGCTCCTTAAATAGAGTCTTGCCTTTACCAAAATGCTCTTTCATTATGTGTACTATCTTGCCTTTAAGTGAAGAATTCCCACTTATAATAGATTTAGTCAATTCTCTTATAAGAACTTCATATAAAAAAGCCGTATTTCTTTTTTTATTATGTTTTAACTTCATCATCCTTATTTTTTAACTCCAATTCTGTTATCAATCTTTTGACGTCAGCATTTGCTTTAAATAATTTTTCTTCCTGCTCTTCATAATTAGTATCTTTTTGTTCATAAATCCCAGAGGACAGACTAGAAAGCCCAGAAAGACCAGGGAATAGATTTCTTTTTACGGCGCGGCCTTTTTCATCTGCATATTTTGCCTTGTTACTTCTAAGTCTTGCCCCAGCATTTCTGCGATCACCTCCTCGATGCTTTTTTGGCTCGTACCACTTGTCTTTAGAATCAGAAGTAGTCGTCTTTATCTTTCCCTGGTCTCTTTTTTTGAGCTTATACCAGTCTTCCTCGTCTCTCTTGCCAGGGGCGGCCAATAGAGTCCCCTCTTCTTCGCCACCCATTTCTTCACCACCCAGCTCTTCACCACCTAGGTCTTCACCACCCAGTTCTCCGCCTAATTCTTCGTCGCCGCCAAGATCCATCTCTTCTTCGCCACCCAACTCTCCGCCCATGCCTTCTTCAGCTGAGGCTGATTCGGTGGCGGCGGATTCACCCGCTGCAGTTGCAACTGCTTCAAGTTCTGCTTCAAAAATGCGATCATAATACATCTCTCTTTGATTCCTTAAGAATTCGTCATCAGAAATGTTGAACACATTGCTTGCTATCCACCGTTTACTAAAAAACCCTTCGGCGGCTGCTCCTGCGGTGTCAAATTTTGAACCCCAATGTTCCAATTCTTGAAGTTCTGCAATTTTTGAAGGGTTGTTCAACGACAATTTGAAAGAAACGAGATCGGCTCCACGATATCCTAGGGTAAACAGGTGAATAATGCCAATTTTTTCCAATTCTGCAACAATTACGCGCTGTAATCTCTGAATTGTTCGTGCAAAACGGACATCTTTTTGAGCCAATGTCGTCTTGTCTTCCTCTGCCCCCTCTCCTCTAAAAAGATACGCTTGTGGCACCTTTAGGGCGGCAAATAACTTATCTTTAAGATATTTAACGTCATCAATGTCGCCGGTATATGTACCGCCGGGGAGTGAAGTAATCTCTGTTCCCGAGCCTGCGCGTATTGGAATGAAATAATCTTCATCAATGCTCAAGGGGTTGTAGCGAAGATCAACTCTCCCCGTATCTGCATCGACAACCTGGTTTCGCTTCATCTGTGTCACAACTTTTTGCATGTATTGTTCAACTTCTTCTGGGGGGATGTTGCCAACGTCAATTTTAAAGACGCGTCTTTCGGGGGAACGAACAATGCGGTACGCCATCATCGAGTCTTCCAACAATGTAAGCTGGCGCCATATTCTACGAGCTGGTTCCAAAACAGAAGTTCCATATGGGGCATACTTGTCATTACCCAAAACCCTAAAATGTGCAATTTGCCAGTTTTCAAGCGTTAGGCCGGCCGTATTCCACTGATATTGTACGTAATTTGGGTTTGTCTTATCCTCGCCCTCCAGCCTTTCTAGCTCTTTTGTCGGCAAGCCAATCAAATTTTGCACGCCCTCTTCTTCGTCAAGCTCAATATAGAGAAACATATCTCCATATTTGCACATGGTTCGACACCAACCGAAAAGATTGTGCTCAATGTTCATAACATTGGTATACAACGCTTCTAATACAATTTTTATCTCTTCATTAACGGTGTTGATTTTCAACAATGGCTGCAAATAAGAAGATGTGGTCATTTCATCGGCGTATATGTCTAGCGCTGAAGCAATGATTGGCTCATACTCCATCTGATCAAAATCGATGTAGCGATGAGTCCGATTGTGATTTGCCATTATGTCAGAGTGTAAATCCATGAAAGGATTATAAACGGCTTTTTTGAATTGTTTCCCAGATGCGGATTGAAAATTATTAGAAAATTTATCAAGCTGCTTTCGTCTGTACTGTCTAATCGCTTGAGTTCTGTGATTTACGATGGGGCCAGAAAATAACCTAGTCAGTTTTCTAAACAATGGAGATTGTGGGTTTTTTAGATTTTTATCTTGATTTGCCATTACGTTAACCTTTTAAGAGCCAAATAAATTCTTCTTGTTGCTTAATCATATCATTCTTTTGAATTTCTTTATACCCCTGCATTCCATCGATTGTCGTATTTAATGTCGTATTAGATTTGGTCATAACTCCCAAAAACGCCCTTGAATAAGCTAACTCTTTTTTATTTATTTCAAAAATAGTATCTCTAACCCAACAGCCAATTGAAAAGGCCATAACCAAGTCATCATTGTACATCCTCATGGCTTCTGCTCTTCCATTATTCCAAATGAAAGTTTCCAATTCTCTAAATAACCGGTTAGAATATACTTTAACTAGTTTATTTCTTATGAATTCTTCCATCTTTGCAACAATTAATGGCCTAGTCTTTGAACTGGTCGTAAAACCGGCAACTGCGTTAGACACAGAATTTGCCTGGGCCTCATCGACATATTCATGAGTTGACTTAATCGAGTGATAAACATTTGGATATTCCATATCTTTTAATTTTTCCAAAACTGCAAATCCAACGGAATTGTTCTCCACAACAATCAAGCAATTGTTATATTCTTTGCCGGCGCCATATAGCACTTGCGAAAACATATCTGGGGCTATCCTAGATTGATATTCCGCAACAACTTCCATGGTC